AAAAGAAAAGTAAAGATGAACACACAACAGATTTCCTGGAAGCAATACAAGGAATCAACACTGTGATAATTGACGAGGTGCACATGGCCAAAGCAGATGTTTTAAAGAGATTACTAACAGGACCATTCGCACACTGTGGCATACGTTGGGGACTGACCGGTACTGTACCAAAAGCAGATTATGAATTCATGGGATTGAAATGTAGCATAGGCGAAGTGTCCAACAGGATACAGGCTAGCGAACTTCAAGACAAAGGTGTGTTAGCAAACTGTCACGTGAATGTGTTACAGACACAGGATCATCCACAGTTCAAAACGTATGGAGAAGAATTAAAATGGCTGACCACTGACAAGACCAGAATGAAATGGGTAGCCAACACAATCAAAGACATTTCAAGTTCGGGCAACACACTGATACTTGTGGACAGGATATCCGCAGGTGAGATCTTAGAAGAACAGATCGAGGATGCGGTGTTTGTGTCCGGATCCACTAAAAACACAGACAGGAAGGAACAATATGATGAAATATCTACTGCAACAAATAAAGTTATTATCGCCACATATGGAGTGGCCGCTGTTGGTATTAATATTCCTAGGATTTTTAATCTTGTTCTCATAGAGCCGGGCAAGTCGTTTGTCAGGGTCATACAGAGTATAGGACGTGGGATTAGAAAAGCAGAGGACAAAGACAGCGTACAGATCTGGGACATTACCAGTTCATGCAAGTTTGCAAAAAGACATTTGGGTGCAAGGAAAAAGTTTTACAAAGAAGCCAATTACCCGTATAATATAGAAAAGATAAATTATGAAAATCCTTACACTTGATAACAGAACATATACTTTAGAAAAAATTCCTGAATGGGTTGATGAAAAGTTAAGATTTGCTGTTTTAGATAATTCCGATCCGGCTAATCCTGATTTCTTTTACATACCATTAATATTTCTTGAAAGTTTTAATGCACCGGCGGCTGTTTTACAAATAGGTAATCACAAGATAAAGATGCCATTGGATTGGAAAATGTTGATAGGTGAGGCAGGGCAATCTGAGATGCATGTATTATCAATTACTAGCCTAAACGACAGGGGGTTTGATGCTTTTACATTTAATCCATTAACCAGTTCAAAGCCTGAGTTCATGCCGATAGACATCGTGGACATATACACAGAAGTAAAATGGTATTTTCCAAAGATTAAAACTGGCCAAATGCTAGCCGTACCTTTGAGCAACGGACGTGAACCCATGTGTGCATATTTCGTAAAAGATATTTCAAGACAATGCGAGCAGGTAGATTATGGCTCGGTCTGGTAGGAAATCTATCACGATCGAAGCACCTGTCATGATAACAAGTAATAAACTTGCAGTATGGATGGACGAGAAATGGATGCACGATTTTTTTGACTTCTTGCATCTACACAAATTCAAACTTTCAGGTTTACAACACAAACAAAGGAAACTAAAATTAACATTTGTAACAGCAAAAGAATGCACAATGTTTGGACTAAAATATGCCAGCAGAAAAAAATAGGAAATTTTTTGATCTACGAAACGGACTGAAAGCAGTAGACTTCAGAAACAAAGACTACTTTGACAGAATCGACGACAAAGAAAAATCGTTGTACTCTCCGTACATGCTGATGAGATATGTTTCTAATGTTTCATCTAAAGATAAATTCTTTGTTGAACACTACGTAGAAATGGTTAACGAGTGCGTTAACAAACACTGTTTTACATTGGGCTCAAAACACAAAAAATTATTATGGATACTTACGGCAATGTGTGGTGCACTGCAATCACAGTTTCATCCGTGGATAAAACCTATGAAGAGAGTTCCAAACAAGAGTTTGAAAAAACTACAACAGATATATCCAACTTGGAAAGAAGCGGACCTGGAAACACTAGACAAAGTCATCACTGACAGAGAACTAGAAGAACTTATAGAGGCACATGGCATCGACAAATAAATGCACATACTGTGGCAAGGAGTTTGCAAAGGAAAGAACACTACAGGTTCACTTGTGTGAACCAAAGAGGCGATACCTACAACGTGATGAGAAATGGGTGGTAAATGCGTTCATGGTGTTCCAGAGATTTTATCAGATACACCAACACAACTCAAAACCAAAAACATATGACGAGTTTGTGAAGAGTGCGTACTACAATGCGTTCGTAAAGTTTGGTAGATTTATTATGCACATAAATCCTTTGTATCCAGACAAGTACATAGATTATGTTTTACAATCGAAAGTAAAACTAGATCATTGGTCGAGGGATGATCTGTATGAAATGTATTTGGTCGAGGCTTTAAAGACAGAGCCGGTAGAAGCCGCACTGCAAAGGAGCATAACAACCATGATGGACTGGGCAACAGAACAGAATGCACAGTGGTCAGACTACTTTAGGCTTGTCAACACCAACAGAGCAGTAGCACACATACAACAAGGAAAGATTAGTCCATGGTTGTTGCTAGGTTGCAACGCAGGAAAAAGGATGTTAAAATCTTTTAACGATGAACAATTACAAATGATAGAAAAATTTATTAATCCAAGTTTCTGGCCAAGCAAGTTGAAAAGTTACCCTGCGGATCTAATGCTTGTGCAGGACACAGCAAGGGAGGCCAAAATTGTCTAAGATAGATCTTGAGATCACTAATACACTAGAATTTGAAGATGGAGACTGTGCAGTCATAATAAAAGAAGATGGATCAATAGGAAGAGTAATAATGCCTGATATGAAAAGAGGACGTTTAGAAACAGAAGGATACAAAAAACTACTTGATGTGTTAGAAGTTTTACAACCAGGATCACGTGATAAAATGATAGATCATGCCAAAAAGGGAAAAGGGAGTATGCACTAATGCCTGACGTAGATATAGATTTTTTTGACAGAGACGGAGTACTCAAACTTTTCAAACACACACCGGCATCAATGATCAAAGACGGCAAATCAGAGAAACACAAGACGGGAGTATACTTCCATGCAGTTCCAGAACACCCTGTGACCGGTCACGCATCATTAGATTACAAACAGGCAGAGGATAGGGGTTATTTCAAAATAGATTGCCTGAATGTAAACATCTACAAGAATGTCAAATCAGAACAGGAACTTGTAGAACTCATGATACAGGAACCCGATTGGGATATGCTGAAGGACCCAAAAGTGGTTGAAAACCTTTTCCACCTAAATGGCCATTTCAACATAGTGTCCAAACTAGAACCGCGAACAATAGAACAACTTGCGGCTGTATTGGCCATAATACGTCCTGCGAAGAGACACCTGATGCACAAAGACTGGATAGACATTATGAAAGAAGTTTGGACAAGGCCAACCGATGGCAGTTACTTCTTCAAGAAATCACACGCCGTGGCATATGCTCAAGCAATCGTTGTCCAGATGAATTTGATCAGTAGAGCTAAATATAGTTTTGATGCAACATCAAAAACCTAAGAAAAAAATCTCCAAGAAATCCAAACAAAAACCCAAATCTTCATATCGTTCAGAGTATAACAGTTACCAGCCGGATAGTCCTTTAACACAGCACTATATCACAACAGGTGCTGTACTTCCTGCAAAAAAAGAAGATTAGATAGGACGTCTTACTAACTGTATAGTTTTTCTTTTAACTCTTTTCTTTGATATTTCAGACAAACGCACTGTGGGTCCATGCACTATCTCGATGTCTTTACTGTTTAAAGTTACCAGCGTAGTCCTAAAGTAACGAAATTCTCCTTTGAGAAATATGTTTATAGGAAGTTTCCTGTTAGATTCATGCCACCAAATTTCTCCACATTTGAGAAACTTCATCTTATCCTGTGGCAACATTAACCTGCCATAGTCATAGAAACTGATTACACTTGAATCCTGGTTTTGTACTATGCCTACATACTCCAGGTCGCCCTTTCTAATCAGGCTTAAAAACGGGAACTTGTCCCTCAAAGTATTAAAAATTTCGTTCATGCTCTATCTATAAATACTGTTAAATATGTACTATGCAAACAGTTTCAAGGTATTTACTATCACAGTTGGTAATAGCCTACGTAAGTGGT